GATCCTCCTCCGAGGATTACAGATTTAAAAGCTGTGTTTTTGTTCACGGAATCGATCCTTTAATATTTCTAATGCTTCTCTATGGGTGTATGTTTCTACAGTTTCGCATGCCTTAGCACATGACTCTATGACTCTAATAGACTCTGCACTATAATGATTGAAATGATGATCGTAGGTTGATTTTATTTTTTCAGTATCAAACATTCGTAGACCATGCATAACTTGTGCAAAATTTAAATATGAAAACAGTTTCATGGGATGAGTTGCAAACACTGTTAAATTTGAAAAGTTTTCTTTAAAATAATCTAAGTACTGTTTATTAAAATCTGTTTGAGAAATACCATGCTGACACCAACGCCAAAATTCAGTGTCGTTTCTCTGAGACATGTAATGGAGTTGTATAAAGTCTATGACATTCTCACTTATAACTCGCATATAGTCATTATAGATTTTAGCGGTACGCGAATCATTTTTTTGATAAGACATCAAGTTAGGACACAGCAGCATTATCTGTTGTATGGTTGTTCCTATACTAGAGGCTTCTAGAGGTTCAACAAAGATGCCACTGAGGCCAACCATGACACAATTTTTTAACCAAAACTTTTCAACATAGCCTGCACCAAACTTTATTTTTTTCCCTATTTCTAGGGGTTGAGTAATTTTTAAGTTTTTCTTATAGTATTGTTCAACTTCATCAAATGCCTGCGTTTCGTTGATAAAAGAATCACAAAATACATATCCGTTGCCATAGCGTTGCTGGGTGGGAATACGCCAACACCAGCCGCTGCCTAATGCTGTTGCTTCTGTGTATGACGGTATTTCTTCTGTGTATTCAGTGGGAAATGCAATAGCCGAATTCATTGGTAATTGATGTTGGCAATCTATCCACTTGGCATCTAGCTTGCTGCCTATGACTCGACGGAATCCGCTACAGTCGATAAAAAAATCACTAGTAAAAGAGTTGTTCGTAATATCTATTAATTTAGAAACATTGCCTTGATCATCTAGTATAACCTGCTCTACTTCAGTATCTACGATCGTTATTCCACGCTCGATGCATACTTTGTGCAAGAATTGATTTAGTTTATTGGTGTCAAAGTGATACTGAGCGATAACATCATGTAGTGGCTCCACATGTCGACTTTGCATAGATAACTGCCATGCAGTGGCTAGGGGATCACAATTTTCACCTACCATTCTCAACCAAGTTGTGGGCCAGCCATTGGCCGCGGAATGTATACCAAATTGTTCGCTGAGACTATGAAAATAATGAGTACCATCACCGTGCCAGTTGGTAAACTTGATACCTATCTTAAACGTAGCATCGCATTCTCTCACTAGGTCGGGCACTGTGATCCCTACATGCTGTATAAACTTTTTCCAATGTTCAGTGCTGCCTTCGCCTACACCAATTATCCCAATCCGGCTTGATTCTAGCAGAGTAATATCCATGTTTGGATACGCTTGTTTGATAATCAGTGCAGAGATACATCCGCTGGTACCACCGCCGACTATGCACACAGATTTTATCATTTTAGTTTTTCTCTTAAATTGATCGTGATATCAACTACAGAATCAGAAGCTATATTATAATTTACAGCACCGTTGGGCAGTGTATTGAAACTAATAATATATCTATCATGATTGTCAACATGCGGAATAGAGCAATGATACATCCAACTAGGAAATATCACTAACCTACCAGGTTGGGGTATTATTCTTTCATACGGACTGTAGTGGAATCGCAATACTTCTAATTGAGCCTGCGTTCGATGAAGTACAGGGTCTTCAAATTCGGTGGGAGCACCTTCGGTGAGATAGTAAACTCCGCTGAAAAAACTCATGGAATGCCTATGATGGTGTATGTGCATGTTAGATTGGGACTTTGCAATATTAAACCAACTATTGGTGATCTTGAATTGTTCACAATCATAGTGTTGATCTACACGGATTTCTTCAAGACACTGATCGAACCATGAAAATAAATTTGTGAATTCCTGCTTGTCGTGTAGCGTATGCAATGAACTAAGAATGTTCCCAGATTTCATACGGTCAGTATACTTTGATAGATCCGCTATTAGTTTTTTATTGTCTAATTCTGTGTTATCAAAAATAAAAAAAGTCGTAGGAAATAAATCTAACTTCTGCATCAATATTCTATCCACCCAGTTAACAAATATTTTTCACCTGACAAAGGAGGATTACCTCTGTGCGTATGAGTGTATCCGGCAGGCCACAATGCCAACGTGCCTTGCACTGCTGGAATCCTAATGCCCTGATATAAAAATTCTGTTTCTCCACCGACATCAATGGTGTTTAGGTAGATTCCCCAAGCACATACTCTGTCCGAACGTTCGGAAGAATCGGATTCAAAATGCCAAATATGATAACCTTCGCCCGGTAAAGTCTTTTGTAATTTCATCGAACGGATTCGATGTTTTTCAGCTTCCCGTAATACGCTGTACTTACCTGTGTATTGTTCATAACAGTTCCAGAATTTTTTCAAAAAGTCTATCATTATGGTTTGATCAGTGGTCAACTTCAAACTATTTTCTTCCAATAAAAATGCGGCATTATCGGCCTTTTTGTGAAACAGCGAATCGTTTAGCTGTATTCTAGAAAAGGTGAGATTTAGTTTTGATAGCGTCTCATAGTGATCAATCAACAGTTGACATTCTTCACTAGAAAGTACGTTTTCCCATAGAGCAATATCTTTTTCTAATTTCATAATTTTTTCGTAGAGTTAAGTAGTATGATATATATATCAATAATCTAGGAGTTAAGTTATGAATCGTGATGAGTTAATACCGTTATTTTCCAAACCGATTTTTAAATCAGAGTTAACAACGGTCGACATTGACTTGTCTAGTATAACTTGGCATAGAAATTATCAAAACTACATTAGTTTAAACCAGGATGTACTGAGTCTGGATATTTTCAATAAGCTATCTATAGAGATATGCGAAAAGGTCGCAGAATATTTTTACGGAATAATGCAGACTAGCCAACAGACTGAGATTTATATCACAGAATCTTGGTTAAATAAAACCGAAAAAGGACAGAGCCATCATAGGCATTGGCATCCAAATTCTGTGATTTCTGGAGTAGTTTATCTAGCAGGCGATCCCGAGTCGGGACATTTACGATTTATTACTAGCCAGTATAATACTTTGGAATTTGAGATAGCTGAAACAAATATATATAATGCAAAAAGTTGGGCTTCTCCTGGAATTCCGGGATCTATAATACTGTTTCCGTCAAACTTAGAACATCTTGTCGACGAATATCAAGGAGATATTCCTAGAATATCGTTGAGTTTTAATACATTCGTAAAAGGTAAAATAAACAATCTGCCACTTACTCGACTTAGCGTATGATATGTAGATTATAAAAGCATTTTTTACAATAAATATACTATATAAAAAATGGAACGCACATGTCAGTACCTTTAAAAAATTTAAGAATTACTCCAAGAGATAGCGAATTTCTCAATCGAAAAACAGGTGAGTTTGGCGAGATTTTTTACGACAAAGATGCTAACACACTAAGATTATATCAAGGTCAGGTTGGTGGAACAGCACTGGCTCGCGGAGATCTAGTTAATGTTTCCAATAGTGATTTTCTTGCTAAGGCTAATGCGGCAGGCTTTAGCGGTGGTGTTCAACCAGGCGTAGCTGGCAAAATAGCCTACTATCCCTCCAACGGTTCGCAGGTTAACGATCTCGCTGCGTTGACTTGGTTAGATGACAGCACAAATACTCTAATATTATCTGGAGTGCTAGATGTTACAGGTCAGAAAAATCGCATTAGATTTCACTGGGACACTTTAGCGGATCTTAACGCAGAAGTATCACCGATAGACTATCATGGTATGGTGGCACATGTACATGATACAGGAAAATTATATTATGCACATGCAGGTGCTTGGGTACCCGTAGCCAGTGAATCTAGTTTGCCTAACTCGTTTAGTACTGTTGTAGTAGCAGGACAGAGCTCTGTAATAGCCGATTCCACTGCCGACACATTAACACTAGCTGCTGGCTCTAATATTACTATTAC